ACCAACTTGGCCAGCTTGGACGAGCTCGCTGCCAACTACCTGTTTCTGTTCAACGACGTGCAGCAGTTGGTGATGAAGGCGAACGACGACCTGCTCGCGCTGATCAAGGTGCGGATTTCTGAACACCAAAAGGCTGAGGAGCAAAAAGCCGAAGCGCAGCGCGAGCAGATTCGGCAACAGGAGCTTCAACGGATCGAAGCTGAGGCGAAAGCCAAGGCGCCTGTCGAGCCTGCAACAGTCACCAGCCCGGCACTGGTGAAAGCCGCCGCGCCGGCTCAGTCTGCCCCGAAGCCGGCGACCACAACCGCGGTGTCGGTGAACCTGCAAGCTGAGGTGTTCGATCTGGAAGCACTGATCCATGCCGTCGCAGGCGGTCATGCTCCAATCTCGGTTCTGACCGTGGACTGGGAGAAGCTCGACGCAATGGTCGCGGCCCAAGGCGACAAGTTCAGAATGGCCGGCGTGAGGCTGGTGAAGGTAGCAGCGTGAGACGAAACATCAACCGGGCGGCAACGCGCCGCCGACATGCCTGGCTGGACTTGCCGGCCAGCGGAATTGAAGAGGTAGGCCATGGCCGAGGAAAAGGAACTGACGGAGGAAGCCAAGAAGCAGCGCAAGAAGCGCGAGAAAGCAGCAGCAAAGGACGCTGCATTGGGCGTCGAGAAGTTTACGGTTGAAGTGGCCGGCGTGTTCAAGCCTGACCTGAAGGCGGTGATGAAAGCGCACGGCATCAACAATCAGCAGGACATTCACCAGCGGCTACTGAAGAACCTGATCGACACTGACTTCGAAACACAGGCTTGGATGCTGAGGAATGTCACGACACCTTATGAGATCCCAGAAAAGGTGTCGCGAGCATTTTACGAGAAGAGTATGGCCGAGATTGCGGCGGATCCTGGCGACGAGATCCTTTCGCCAGCGCAGTCTTAATTCAGTCCCGCATGACCTTATCAGTCATATGAGCGCAGTAGCTGCACATCCCGCCGTTGTGTATGGCTTCATACTTTTCAGACCAGGGAATGTCGCAACCTCGGATACAGCTACCCGGATCGTGCTTTGCAATAACATACCTATCAAAAACTTTTTGTTGATCAGGTGTTAGAGGTTCATTGGCGAGAAATCGCTTTGCAACGCCCTCCTCGGCACCTTCGAGGTACCCTCCTTCCAGCAGCTCAGCAACATAACCACTCAATCCATCGTCTTCTTCGAATGACATAGCGATCCTCCGATACGGCCCCATGCCGGTCACCCGTAATACCCCAACCCAAACCAAATTGCCACCACCGGTCACGGAGGGCGGCGCCTGACTGGAGAAGTCCATGAGCCACAACTGCGAATACGTCCGGCAGCACTATCAGGTGCCCGCCGAGATTGGCCGCCGCGTCATCCCCTACGGGAAGCCTGGCGTCATCTTGGCAGATCGCGGCCACTACATCGGTGTGGTGCTGGACGAAGACCCGAAGAAGCGCATCGGCAACTACCACCCCACCCACGAAATGCAGTACGGCGAAATGGCAGAGGCGCTGCCGCTTAAAGAGTGGCTGGTCCTACCGTTCAAGCATGGCTGGGATGATCTCGACTGGAGCCGGGAAGCCCGCGAAGATCTGGTCAAGGTGTGGGCAGCCACACGAAGTCAGGCCAAATACAAAGCCTACGAGCGGCTTCAGGATTACTGCCACAGCATCAAGGCGATGCTTCACTTCAAAGTCCGGCGAGCCTGATCCGCCCTCACCTCTTGCGCTGAACGCTGCGATGACTTAATTACTTGCTCTTACCAAATGCATACCCAAGAGCCAGGGTAATAACTGGGATAAAAATAGCCCAGACGTCTTTGAGTTTATTAAGAAAATCCACTTCCGCATAAAACAAAGCAACAATAAAATACAAGACACTCAAAACAGAAGCAATTACAAAACTCCATGTAATTGTCATCCAAACGATTGAGTTTTTTGCATGCTCACCAGTTCCAATGTTTTCCGCAATACGTCCGGCAGTGCTGGTTTTCGGAGATATTGTCTTTCTGATTAATAGGCCTTCCGAGCCGCGCCCCTTTATTGGCTCAACCATGATTCTCTGGCTCCAATAAAAAAGTGTAGGAAAAGATTCTTAAATTCAACTCCTTATTCAAGGTCTGAACAACAAAGGTCATTTTTATATCACGCCCTGAACTAGCCGCCATAACGACTGGCTCGATTTTTCCCTGAGGTGTTTGGCTATCAAAATTATAAAGAGTTAACGTTATATCTCTATCTGAGGGATCAAACTCCCATCTAGCGCCATCCCCGTCGACTTCAAATCTAATATTAATAGGCATGTCATCGAAAACAATTCTTGCAAAAGTTCCAGACACATGAAGAAACCCAGACCCAACTACTTCCCACCCATTGATAGAAGCATTCACTTCAAACATTTTCCGCGCCCTTGAATCTAAACCAGAATTAATAATGAGTCCCGACTTTTCGGTTCTTCAGTTCTCATGACGTGCGGAGTATAGCCCCGCGCCTAGAGCCGGGCCGAACACAAATACCGCAACGGCGGGCAATGCACCAGCTCAGACGAACCCCGGCGCTTCAACCAGCCGATGCGCCGACTCCATGTAGCTGGCCAGGTCGATCACCTCGCGAAGGAACACGACCACCTCCAGCTTCACCGCATCATCCGGCAGCCCTATCCGTTTCAGCATCGCTTTAGCGTCCTCTTCGATCGCCGCTAGCGCATCTACATCGCTCTGCAACCTCATGTCGGCCTCCTGCCAGTGTGAGTTAAGACACACATACCCCACTTATACGAATCACGCCAGCCGGCGAGGCAGTCACCGACTGAAGAAAACCCCGTGCAGGTAGCACAGGTCCGTGCAACCGACCTCGCGATCAAAAGATTCACTACGCATTACTACCTGTTAAACCTACACCTAGTTACATGGCGCGGTATGGTATCTTCGACTTAACGACTTCAATTTTATGACGCGGCTTTGTCTCATTATTTTTCCTCTGACTTTCTATAGACTGAACGAAAAGCTGCATGGCTGTGCACGCAAGGTCTTGATTCGGCATTGGCCCAACATGAACAGCCTTTATCGCTTCAAAAGAAAACTTCTCGACCAAATAAGGAATCAGAATACTCCCACGCTGACGAAACTTAAGCCTTGAGCTTGGAAGCAACAGATCTACTGCAGACCTAACTTCTTACTCCTCGTGAAAACTTGAGTTTTTAATTATAGATGCTACGCGAACCAGTATAGCAGTCGCGCTAAGCGACTCCGGTCCAAAGCTATCAAACTCTTTTACCTCCTCAGACACTCGATAGATAGCATCTACAACAACGCTTTCCACCTCTATCTTTTTCTTAGCTTGATCGTATACACAGTCGAATAAATAGAGATCATCCGCAATAATTTCACGGTCAAATTCAATGGCATAGCTACCATAGGCACGCCACTGGCTAAGCTGATCAGATGCTTCACTAAACGAGCAAACATATGTCGGCTCAATATCGACGTAATAAGGAATATGCTCGGAAATTACAGCGGTAAGCATTTCTCTTGCCCGTGCGATATAGCATTCATCCAAGCGTGCGTCCGAAACGTATGAACTCAGAGCTTCCAAGACATAAGAGATACCGTCATTGAGTTCTTGGGTATCGTTTAAAAATCTTATGTCAGTAAGCCAAAGCTCGCGGTTCTCCAAGATAGCCTTAACGGCTCCGACGTCTGTGTAATGAAACAAACTATCTGCCATCACCGCCCCCAAAAAATCGTAGTCATACACCTCTAATATATCCGTCGAGGCCCCCTTATGTCCGCAAAAAAGAAGAACCCCTCCTTAGATTTCAAAACCCAATACGGACTCGGCTTCAGCACTCAGGACGATGAGATCGTAGTCGACTTCTTCTGCGGTGGCGGAGGCGCCGGTACCGGGCTGGAGATGGGCCTAGGTCGCACGGTGAACGTAGCGAAGAACCACAGCCCTCAGGCGATCAGCATGCACACCGTGAATCACCCAGGCGCCGTGCACTACACCACCGACGTGTTCGATGGTGATCCGGATACAGAGTGCGGCGGCAAGGCCGTTGGCTGGTTCCACATGTCACCGGACTGCACGCATCACAGCCAGGCTGCCGGCGGCCAGCCGCGCAAGCGCGAGATCCGAAACCTTTCGTGGATCGGGCTGAAGTGGGCTGGCAAGAAGAAGCCACGCGTCATCAGCTTGGAGAACGTGAAACAGATCCTCCAGTGGGGGCCGCTTATCGCCAAGCGCTGCAAGTCGACCGGCCGGGTGATGAAGTTGGGCGGCGCCATTGCCGAGCCTGGCGAAGTCGTACCGGTTCACCAGCAGTTCTTGGTGCCTGACCCGAAGCGTCGCGGGCAAACGTGGGCGGTGTTCGTCGCCGAGCTGCAGCGTCTGGGCTACGCCGTTGAATGGCGAGTAATCAAGGCCTGCGACTTCGGTGCGCCGACCAGTCGGGAGCGGCTGTTCATGATCGCCCGTTGCGACGGCCAGCCGATTGTGTGGCCTGAGCCAACTCACGCGAAGAACCCGGCCAAGGGCCAAAAAAAGTGGCGCACCGCCGCTGAGTGCATCGACTGGACCATTCCGAGCAAAAGCATCTTCGACCGGGCAAAGCCGCTGGCACCCGCCACCCTGCGCAGAATCGCCAAAGGCATGAAGAAGTTCGTCATCGATGCGGCTGATCCATTCATCGTACCGATCGCGAACTGGTCGGGGGAAAGTGTCCAGTCTGCCCACGACCCACTGCGGACAGTAACGTCCTGGCCGCGCGGCGGATCGTTCGCCATGGCCAGCCCAATCATTACGCCAGCAACCCATCAGGGTAGCGACCGCGTCAAAGATCCACACGCCCCCCTACCTACGGTGACCTGTGCGAATCGCGGCGAGCTGACGATGATCAGTCCGGCACTGGTCGGCGCTGGTGGCCCGGTATATGCCGGAAATCCGGTAGCGGCAGATAAGCCTCTCGGCACTTTGATGACGCGTGGTCACCGCGCGCTCGCCGCGGCTCACTTGGTGAAGTTCCGGTTCTCGGATGAAGGCAAAGCGCTCGACGAACCGCTGCCGACCATCACCAGCGGCGGCAACTACCAGCGCCCTGCCGGTGCCGCCCACGCCATGGGTATCTCAACAGTGTTCATGGCGCAGATGAATGGCGGCTTCAACACCACCGACGCCAAGAGCATTGAGGACCCGATGACCACGGTTACCAACACCGGCAGCCAACAGCAACTGGTGACAGCGAACCTGGTGCACCTGCGCGGCAACTGCGATGCGCGGAACGCAGCCGACCCGCTGCACACCATCAGCGCCGGTGGTACACACCACGGGCTAGTCACCGCATTCATGGAGCGCCAGTTCGGCGCCAGCGTTGGCCAAGGTGTGGACGAACCAGCGCCGACCATCACGGCCGGTGGTGGCGGCAAGAGTTCTCTGGTCGAGCTGCAGCTCTCGCCGGAAGTTGAAGCCGGTGCACTGCGTGTAGCGGCATTCCTGATCAGCTACTACGGCACCGAGAACATGAGCGCCGCCGACGCGCCAGCGCCAACGATCACCACCAAGGATCGGCTTGGCCTGGTCACCGTCACCATCAAGGGCACGCCGTACGTGATCGTCGACATCTGCCTGCGGATGCTGCAACCGGCCGAGCTGTACAAGGCTCAGGGCTTCCCCGCCGACTACATCATCAGCCACGGCGCCGACGGCAAGCCATTCACCAAGACCCAGCAGGTGCACATGTGCGGCAACAGCGTCAGCCCGCCGCCAATGGCAGCACTGGCACGGGCGAACGATCCGTGGCGTGTAGCTGAGAGAAGCTCGATCGCAGCTTAACGGCGATTAGGAAATCCATCTGTAATCAATCTCTGCCCTACCAACGCTGCGCACTTTGGGTGGAAGTAAATCGACTTCGTTGAATCAGGCGTGGCGTGTCCATCGTATTGAACACCAGATGAAGTGATCAGTTCGCCGCACTCGAAGCACAAATCTTCAGGGGTTAACGAATCGAAAATCTTTTGAGCGCCATTTAAATCCGCGTGAAACGTCATCGGTTCAACTCCTGAACGCTGTGGATGAGAGCTAATCATCCCCTATATCCAGAACCTGTCAAACCACCCTCAACCGCCCGGGCATGCCCCGGCATAGGACGCCCCATGCCCACAGAAAACCAACCTGCAGATCCACTCGGTCCCAAGGGTCGCACCTTCCACATCCACCTGAGTGTTCGCGGCGCCTTGCGTGACTTCAGCAAGCGTCAGCTCAAAGGGATGTTCCGCATGGAGGGCGGCCGCGAGTGCACCGCCGATGAGGCGAAGGATCACCTGCTCGAGGCGCTGACCCAGGGCAAAGAAGTTCTGCCGTTCGGACCGCCTTGCGAGGGTTTCGATTTCGCCGGCAACGGCTGCCTAGGGCACGACACGGAGGCAGCATGAAGCGCATCTACCTCAGCGGCCCCATGACCAACATGCTGGACCTGAACTTCCCGCTGTTCCATTCCACGGCCGCCACCCTCCGCGCCGCCGGGCACAGCGTAATCAACCCCGCCGAGCTCAACCCAGACCCAGGCACCTGGAGCGGATGCATGCGCCGAGACATCAAGGCCCTGATGGAAAGCGACACCGTGGCCACCCTGCCCGGCTGGCAGGATTCGCGCGGCGCCAGCCTTGAAGTTCATATCGGCAAGGAGCTCGGCATGAAGGTTGTGAATGCCCATGATCTGGTATCGATGGAGATTGGAGGAACATCTGAATAGTGCAAAGGCCTTTAAAACTGGCCATCACTCAGCCGAGCGTCGTAATTCCTCACGCGTGGGCATTGTCCAGTCCGATGCTCTCTTCTCATAGATTGATTGTTCTGGCTCTCTAGGCTCGTAAGCAAAGGCTAAAAAGTAGATAGCGAGTGACAATGCTGCAATACCTGCACGCGCGAGAGGATCTGCGTTTTTGGAGAGGCGACCACCAGGGGCAACTTGGATCGTCGTACCCCGAATATATGCAAACACTGCCTGTCCAAAAAACACCTGCAAAAAAAGCACGGTCCAAAAACTCTTCCAGTCACCTACGAATCGAGCAAATACATTCGTAAGCGAAGCGGTCGACATCGCTAGCAAAAACCAAAGCTGATGGCGCCTCAAAAACCCCATAGCTCTATTTTCCGACTTCAAATCGCTTTCCCCCAATCAACGAACCCATCGTATTCAGATATCGGCCAGAGTAAGCCGATCCTAAATCACTCCATTCCTCCCCCTTCACAGTCAGCCGCTATAGCGGCAAGGACGAAAAATGCCTATCGAGAAAATCGAAAAGGAGGCCGACCTCTGCGCGCTGTTCATTCAGGAGTTCAACGAGCTGCCCGGCTGGACTTGCTACCCCGAGGCCGCCGGCTTCGACGTGCTGGTGGTGCATGAAGACGGTCGGCAGATCGGCGTCGAGGCCAAGATGCAGTTGAACGCCAAAGTTGCCGATCAGATCCTGCCTTGGTTCGGCGATGACTATTACGGGCGCCCCGGCCCTGACCATCGAATGGTCATCGTGAGCAAGATCACCGACGCCAGCGCCGGCATCGCGAAAATGCTTGGCAGGCTTGGTGTCAAGGTCGAGAAGCCCCGTCAGAGATCAGGCTTCAACGGTGATTCATACACCTTCGACAGCTTCTACAACTCCCCGGAGGCGAGAGGCAGAACTTCCTTTTCCTGCGATCAGTGGCTTCACGACTGGAACCCTGCTGAGCGCTGCCAAGTGCCGGTGCTCGTCACAAACCTGCCGGCCGGCGTCCCCTCGCCTGTTCGCCTGACGCCATGGAAAGAGTCGGCGCTGAAGGTGCTGGCCCAGCTCCGGCACCAAGGCTTCATCACCGCCAAACAGATCGCCAGCCACGGCATCGGCGTCAGCGCGTGGACGCAGGCACCGGGAAGCAAACCGGCATGGCTGGCAAAGGGCGCCGTGCGCGGTATCTGGATCGAAACTGAACATCTGCCGGCCTTCGACAAGCAGCACCCGGACGTGTACGCCTTGGCCGTCGAAACCCTGGCCGCAACAGCGCCAGCAAAATTGGAGTTGTCGCCATGATCACCAAGTGCTTACTCGGCTGCACCCTCTTCTTCTGGCTTCCATTGGTACTGACCATAAAGGCGGTGATCGGATGAGCGAAAAATCAACCATCTGCGCCGCCAAGTCAGGCGACCACGAGTGCAGATCGCAAAGGGTGCGGGGCACGCTGTTTTGCAGCCAGCATCAGCGCTCAGATTATCGCCGTCGCATGGGCTCACGCCCGCTCACCAACGAACAACTCGCCTACATGATGCAGCGCGATGGAGAGCAGCAATGACCGACCATTCAAAACTCAAAAAATTGGCTGAAGGCTGCCGCGACGAGGTCATCCGTTCGGACGGCTGGGCGGGCATGATCGAGGATGCCGGCTTGCTGCACCGTGACGAGCAGTTCCTCAAGGAGTGTTCGCCCGAGGCGGTGCTGGCACTGATCACCGAGAATGAAGCGTTGCGACAAGATCGCGACGGACTCCTCGAAGCAGGAGCAGACCTATTATGATCTTGATTCCAATAGCCGCCCCGCTCTACATGGCCTACCTCATCTACAAGGGGCCGTGGCGATGAGTGACGCACCGATTGAGCCGCAGGAATATCTGTTTGGCGTGAAGGTTGTGCAGATCGAAGATATCCGGGTAGCCCGCGGCCTCACTCGGCGGCCTTCGTCTTCATGCACGCACAGGAAGATGGTCTACGACGACAAAGAGCGCCGCGTCTGGTGCAGCGACTGCGAGACTGAGGTCGAATCGTTCGATGCCTTTCTCCACCTGGTGGAGAAGTTCAGCGCCGCAGCAGGCCGGATCAATCGGCGGGCTGCCGAACTGGCCGAAGCCGAAAAATTCCAGATCCGCAGCCGCGCCGCAAAGGTAATGGACGAAGCCTGGCGCAGCACAAAGAACGCTCCTCTTTGCCCTCATTGCAATAACGCTCTCCTGCCTGAAGATGTTGTCGGCGGGCTGGCCAGCGCATCGAAAGCGCTGGTTGTTGCTGCTCGCAAACGAAAGCAGACGAAGCAGTTGCCGCCATGAGCCGCATGGTCAGCGTCCGTACCGAGGAACTGGCCGGCCCGGCGCTGGACTGGGCAATCAACGCGATCGAGGGTGATCAGCAGCCCGACACTGGACAGATGCAACTCTTCGCCCTTCCCGACGCCGAGCAACTGATCACGAAGTACGGCGTTTGGGTCGATGTTGGCCACCGGCACCCTTGGCTGGCCGACGCGACAAACGACCCGTTCAACCGCCAGCCCGGCGAAACCCGAACCATTGCCGTGTTCCGCGCCGTGGTGTTCGCCAAGCGCGGCGCCACAGTCAAAGTCCCCGCCGAACTCATCCAGCAGTAACCCATCCCACAACTCAACAACCTGCCGGTGTACGGCGGGCGAGGAATTCTGCATGCCAAAAGTAATGCGATCGGTCGCAGACCCAGGAGCGGAACACGGCTTTCGAGTAGTGCCTGCAACATATGAGCAGGCCGAAGCGGTAACAGGGTTCCGGCTTGATCGTCGGCGCAAGTACTGGATCACCGAGGACGGCGAGGTCGAGGAAGAAGGCGTTGTGACGCTGACGTGTAGCGGGTGCAGTTGCGGATGTGAGGGTGGCTGCAGTTGCGGCCCGTCGTCCGGATGCAGCGAGTGCGGCTACACGGGTAAGCGGCGCTTTCACTTCGGTTACCCCGCTCAATCCCCCGAGCAAAGAAAAGAGTTTCGAAACCTTTAACCACCTTCTGCCGCCACGCGCGGCATGGAGCATCACAATGAGAAAAGAGCTGATCAAGATCAGTGAGTTCCAGCGCCGGCGCTGGGGCGAGAACGGCACGCCTCCGTGCCCCCAAGCAATCCGCAACTACATCCGCAACGGCAAGGTGCCCGGCGAGCAGATCGGGAAACTCTGGTACGTTGATTGGACGGCGTTCAGCAGGTCAGACGGCAATGACCTGGTCGCGATGGTATTGAAAGGAGCTGCATGATGGTCCCACGGCCGCGCAACAAGGCGAACAAGAGCCTACCGCAGAACCTGTACTTCGATTCGCGGCGCTCGACCTATCGCTACCGCCGGCCTACCGACGGTAAGTGGTTCCAATTCGGCGCCGACCGAATCAAGGCGATCGACGCCGCGAAGCAGTTGAACCTGGAGTTTATGCGAGGCGCCGACCTGATCGGCGCGGTGATGGGCAGTACATCCGAATCTTTCGCCGGTTTCATGGACACATACGAGCGCGACGTGCTCCCACCGCGCGAACTGGCAAAAGGGACCTTGGGGCTTTATGCAGTCCACTTTCGGCGTTTTCGGAAACACTTCGAAGGCAAGGCGGTCGACCAAATCACTATCCGCATGATCGCGGAGATGCTGGACGCCCTTACGCCGCGCACTGCAAACCAATGCCGCGCCCTGCTGATAGACATCTTCAACCACGCCGCGGCCAAAGGCCTATGCCCGGATAACCCGGCGGCCAGCACCATCAACCGAATTGAGAAGAAGCAGCGAAAACGGCACACCGTCGAAGGCCTGAAAGCCATCCGGGAGAAGTCGCCGTTCTGGCTGCAAAACGCTATCGATCTGGCACTGATCACCGCGCAGCGCCGGACGGACATCTTGAATATGCGATTCGATGGTGTTCGGGAAGGTTTTTTGTATGTGGTGCAGCAGAAGACGGCCAAAGCCAGTGATGCGGCGTGGATCCGATTCAAAGTGACCGAAGAACTCCAGGCCGTTATCAGCCGGTGCCGGGATGACATCGTCTCGCCTTACCTGATCCATCGCCGGCCAGACCGCAAAAAGCAGAAGCAGGCGCAGACGAAGGACCACTGGACGCAGGTCGAAGAGCGATATTTGACGCGAGCCTTCAAGGAGGCCCGGGAAGCGGCGGGTTGTTACAAGGGATGGAAGGAGGAGGAAATGCCAGGCTTCCATGAAGTGCGCGCGCTGTCGCTGCACCTGTATCAGAAAGCCGGAAAGGACGGTCAGAAGATCGCCGGCCACGCCAGCGAGACCATGACGAAGAACTACCAGAAGGACCATGCCGAGATCGTCTGGTCAGAGGCAATTCCTGATCTGAATATCAGCGAAATTACCGGGTAGTTTTGCGCAAGTTTTGC